AAATCCAACTTAAAGCCATTGGTGTTCAATTCCGGCACCTCCGTGTAAGTAGGTTTGGTGCGCGCTGGACGAAAACGCATATTGGAATAAAACGGAATTTCCACGGTATGAACAGGATTGACAATGGTGTTCCACCGTGTGGTCCCTGACATGCCATCAGCTCCTAATTTCGAAAGCAAAACACTTTTAGTGGAACTGTCGCTAGGTGGAGACAGTTCGGTGACAATATTAGTGTTTGCAGCAGAAGAAGTGCGTGTGACACTGTACGATGCGTTGTTATAAACAGCGTTAGCAGTTGCCAGGTTTGTGGTGTCAAAACACCACCTGAAACCTCCTCTATAACCAGCATAGCACGGGGTAATGAAGTTGATGTAGTTGGTAGATGTGTAAACATACGGGCGAACCCTACCAATATTAGTCAACATTGTGCTGTCGCTGTATGGCCAAAACCCACCCATAGCTGGGAATGCAGTTCTGTAGAAAGTTTCAATTGAAAAGAGATTCTGTGAAGTTTTGTACAGTATCTCTTGCAGTTGCTGTCGTCTCACAAGCTGTCTGAAGGAACATATAGTCTCACCAAAGAATAAGTGGTTAATGTTCGGCTCATCAGCAGCTGGTGCAGCAAAAGTGGTTAGTGAAGGTGGGTCACTAACCCAACCCTCGTTGGACATGTCTGTCTCTGTTTGTTCCTCCCCAGCTTCTGGAACGAAATTCAATGGCACAGGGGGCGACTCAGGAGTCAGACGCCATTTGAACACGTCAGCACTGGGCTCCGCGACTTGGAAATCGTCTAGCATAGAAATAAAACAATTGACTTGGATATCATTATCTTGAATCACACTGTTGGGAACAGTCAAAGTGTTCACCACATAAATGCTGAGGACTCCATTAGAGTGTATTTGAGGACCCAGAGGAGAATTACTTGAAGCATAACCCGAATTTCCAATTAAGGCATTAGGGATGTGCTCTCGAAACATGTCTGGTTGACCCCAACCCACATCCATCGTGAAGTCTCTAACTTCCTCGATATCATGGACATGAGTATAGGCAGTGTTATACGGGGAGCTGCCTGCTCCTCCGTGAGGATCGTAAACCACCTTGATACGTCCTTTATGGTAATTTGAGGACACAATTTGGAAACGAAAACGTGTAGTACCCCTCCAATACTTAAATGGTAGGGCAGCTACGCAAGAAGCAGTCATGTGGGTTTCATCTTCATCATTAGGGTTGATGTACAACTCAGCT